GAGGTCGTAGACCAACCCAAAGCGTTCCTCGTCCCAGCGCATCGCGTCTTTCAGCGAAGCCATGGCGTGATCGACGCGGTCTTCGTTGCCGTGATCGACGTAAAACTCAAGGGCGATCTCGCGACCGTCGGCGGCGCGGTAGGTGTCGGCGACTTCGCGCATCATCTGGCGGGTGAGCACCACACCGGAGCGACGCAGATCGGATAGGTGGTTCATCGTGCGGCCGTGAGCTGCATCGCGGGCGGCGCGCACTTCCTTGGTGATCTGTTTGGAAGTTTTCCCGGTGTTGCGTGCTGCGCAAGTGCGACCGAAAAAGAACTCGGCGTCGGTTTCATCGTTGCGCATGAGAACCGTAGCTTTCAGGTTTTGGCGACCGCAGCAGTCGCAGGTCGTTACGGTGTCGTCGATGTGAAGCGCGGTCAGGTTGGCGTATGCGGCGGTCATGGCTGGTGGGTGGTGACTGATGCAATTATGCAGGAGCCTAGCCTTGCTCAGCCGTGTCGTGTGACGGTTTGGCGTCCGTCCGCTCCATCACGACGTAACTCTTGCCGATCAGCTGCGTGATGCCAGTGGCGTCATGGCCATCGATCAGAAACTCCGCATCGCAGCGGACTATTTTATCTGCCTGGAATCGCAGCGTGAAGCCGACCAAGTTGTGGGTTGGCATTCCGATCGCTGCTGCGATCTGCGGGCCGAGTGTGTTGCTGGTGGCTGCTTTCATGGTCGATCAATACAAGCGAATACCCGTGCCGCGACCTGCCTGCTTGTGCAGCATGGAGAAGTCGCGATGCAACCAGTATCCTAGGCAATCGTTGAGATGGTCGAAGCCCGACTGCTTGTCAGGTAGATCGGTTTTCTCATCCCAGCATTGCAGTTCCAGGCATTCGATCAGCTTGGCGCAACCTTGCCACACCTGCAGCCGGTTCTGGCCTTTGCCGTTCTCCAGCATCGCTTGCACGTTGTTCACGCGATCACGGATCGGCGGGTTAGATTGCGGCGATTGGTTGCTGATGTCATACGACTCCAGAATCTGAATATCAGTGCGGGTTGCGTTAGTGCTGCGATTGTTGCCGCTGGCGTCTGGATAGCCGTAGATCTTGTGCTTCGGGTAACGCCTGCGGATCTCAGCTGCTAACGCATCAGTGTCTTTCATGCCGGTCACTTCATCTACCACAACGGCGCGTTCACCTTTACGAATGCCGATCACGGCATTGGTGTTGCCAACGTTGAAGTCAATACCGATGCGCAGCGATTCGCGGCTGATGTCCGGGTGCTCGCTGAATACATGCTTTGCACGATCAAAGCGATCGTAAACGCTACCGGTGGTGAGATTAACGAAATCTCCAAAAAGGTAACTCTTGAGTAGCGTCGGATCGTAGTTCGCTTCAAGGCGCTCCACGAAATCCGCAGGAAGATGCGGGTTGTCTGTGGTCTTCATCTTGATCAACCTTCGATCAGTGCGTGCCTTAGCTTGATCGCTCGCGAATGTTTTCCAGAGGAACCTAAAACCCTCCGGCGTTGATGCAGCACCAAATTGACGCACATTACCTGATCGCAAACGACCGAGGATCTTCGGGAATGCGCGATCAGCAATACTAGGCGTTACGGTGTCGATCTCATCGGCCAGTACCCATGCAAGGTTGAGGCCAATGATACGCGACCAATTCTCGAAGCTACGGCACAGAATCTTCGTATCGCCTCCTGGTAAGTGCAGGACATATTCAGGCAGCGGTGATGCTCTGAAGGTATATGGGATGCCGTAATTTTCAAGGAAGCTATCGAAATCGGTCTGCCAGATGTCACGAATCAACGGACCGGTTGGCTCCATCACCGTACCGATAAAGCCTTGATTGGCCGCGGCCAGTGTCACCGCCTTAGCGCATAATGCACGAGTCTTGCCGGCGCCATAGCCAGCACTGACGCCGATGATTTCAGTGCTGCTATCAGCTACGAAATCCAGCTGCCCAGGATGCAGGTCGCCGTGGATCTGTTGCAATGTGGCGTCGAGGTCAAAGTCTTCGGCTCGATCCAGTACCGCAACCTGCAGCTCCGCAAGCCGTGCAAAGATTGCGTTACCTTTCCTCATCAGCTGGCAGCAACTGCTGACCGGTTTTTGCTTGGATGCGCAATAGCACCATACGTTCCTGATCTGGTGTTAAACCAGCCTCTGCAATTGCAGCAACAGCTGCTTCGATACCTTCCGCACGTGCACGCGTTACGGCTGCATTATCGCTGTAATGTTTGCGGTATGCCGGTGCATGTGTGAGCAGCCATTGCGCGTCTTTGGTTTCACCTTTATCAGCAGATTCTGCGATTTTACTTACTAACCTCAGGCCACCTGCGGCACGTCCTTCATTAACAGCCTGTAAAAGTCGTACCTCAAGGTCAGTGGGATTGTTGTGGGTTTTTGCATTTTTTATCCACTTATTCAGCGCCTCATAACTAACACCAACAGCAGACGCGATGTGCTCTAACGGCGCACCAAATTCAGCGAGAAAGCGCACCTTATTGATGACTTCATCGTTGAGTTTGTAGTGACGACGCGCTAGTTTCATGGATTGACTTTAGCAGTTGCTGACGCTTTTCATCGATCAGGTGCATACTGCTGACGTAAGTTGTAGCAGTGATGGCAAGATTGACCTGGTACGTACCGTCGGGTTGTAGCACGTACCAGAATCGCTCGGGCATCAGGATTTCACCTGAACAGGCATAACTAAGTAAATGTTAACAACATCATCAGGGTCCGCAAGGACCACGGGTGTGGTGCTGGTGTTTGCGCGGATCTGCAGTTGACTGCCGGTGAAGCCTTTGACGCCATCGAGCAGGTAATGCACATTGGCGGCGATGTCAGGCAGCTCACCATCAACCGCGATGGATTCAGCGCCGCTGCTGGTTTCAGTTTCAGCGGTGAGTTTGCCATCAGTGATCTTGACCACGGAGTTGTGACTGTCAGCGATGACAGCAACGCGCTCCAATGCACGCAGGAAGGCAACGCGATCAACGGTTGCGGAGTAGTCAAACCGTTCGGGCACCAACTGCGCAGCGTTGGGGTAAGTGCCAGTCAGGATCCTGCTGGTGATGGTGGTGTCACCTGCGGTGAAGCTGACGTGAGCATCATCACTGGCAACGGTGACCGGTTCACGCAGCAACGCCATAGCGCGTGCGGGAACGGTGAGCGCCATGGCTGGTGTGTCGCTGTCCACGGATCGCATCACAAGGCGATGGCCATCGGTTGCAGCAAGGCTGCAGGCAGCACCGTCACAAACGACGCGTACTCCCTGCAGGATCGCCTTGGACTCATCCGTAGAGCACGCAGGCAACACCGCCGGCAGCACGCCCTGCAAGGCCATGGATGCGCCTGTAGTGGCATCCAGGGTCGGCAGGTCAGGGAAATCGTCCGCAGTGTCACACGAGAGGCTGTAGGAGCCGCTTGTGGATGCAATGGTGCAGCGATAACCATCATCAGCGGTGGCGATCGTCAGAGCGCCATCGAGGCGGCTTGTGATCTCGGATAGCAACCGATGCGGGATGACGATGCTGCCGGGCGTCTCGACACTGGCGGTGATGACGGTCGTGACGCCTAGCTCTAGGTCGTAACCGGTGAGCGTGAGATTGCCATCGTCTGTAGCGGTGAGCAACGCACCAGCGAGCACTTTATGTGTGCGGCCATTGCCGATTGCGCGTGAGATTGTTTTGAGTGCTGATGAAAGATCAGCCTGTGATGCGGTGAATTTCATTAACAACAAATGCGGTAACAGTTTCAACTTGCCTGCGGTTGAGGTCGCCGTTCATGCGACGCGCCACAGCCGAGACTAGACGATGGTACTCCGCCGTGGTTAGCCGTGCAAGGGCACGATCACGGATGAGCGCCGATCGGGTCTTACCAACAGCTGCGGCTTGCTGATCCAGGTGTTGTAAATCATCAGCATGAAATCTGACCTTAGTTTCAATCATCAATGGAGCTGTGAACGGCTGAATGGTAGCAGCTAACGCTCCGAACGCTCCGAACGGTTGCCTAACGGTGGGCGTTCGGCGGAGATCGCAGGCCACCGCTGCGGTCTGCCCCACCACTAACACTCCTAACGGTAAAAAAGGTATATGTATATAAGGAGACGAACAGGGATTAACAGAGATCATTACTTACGTATATATGGGGGGATACCTTCCCAAAAAACGTTAGGACCGTTAGGACCGTTAGGATTCAGCCATACCAATGGATCTCAGCCGAACAGCTTCCGTTAGTTCCGAACGGTCAGCGGCACACGAACGGCGCGACTGTTACCGCCTGAACCTTTGAACCAAATAACGCCGGCTTTTTGCGCACCAGGCAAACGCGCGAGCACGGTCGGCCAACAGTTGCTCCAAGACGTATCAGCAAGGATGCCTGCGATGGCTTTAGCGGTGTTGGAGATGTAGACACAACCGTCCTCAGCCTTGATGCCGTTGCGGCCTAGCGTGGCAGATGCAAGCGATGGAGTGATGTTGGCATCGGTGGAATAACTGAGGCAAATATCAGCTAACTCGCCAATAGTTCTGGTGACGACCTTATCACCTTCGACGCGCATTTGATGCTGCAGGATGCAATCAAGGCAGCGTTGTTCATCGGGCACTTCAATAGCTTGGCTGTAAGATTCCCATTCGTTTTGCTCAATGAGTTGCGCGGCTTGCTCTGGTGTGGCGACTTGATTGGACTGGAGTGACCATGCACCAGCGAGGAGTGTTCCGTATTGATCACCGAGACGTTGTGAATCAAATGCACGCGCAGCTTCGCGGGTGAATACTTTTATCGACTCGCGGATTACAGGGATTAATGATACTGTCCGCGCTTGTAATCGTTGGCCGATGTGATCAGTGATGTGACGATCGAGGTCACGATCGAGCGCTTCCCAATGGGCGATGCGTTGCGTTGCATCATCTTCATTGGGGCTCCGCAGGGTGAGCTGCGCGAAGCGGGACTTGTCGGCACCTTGCTTCAGGGCAGTGGCGATGCTGCTCATGAGAAACATGGAGCGGATCGAGAACCGCATGGCATCACCTTCGGCTGAGCCTTTAATGGTTTGCGCGCGGGATTCGCTGCTGGCAACACGCGCAAGCGCCAGGACGGCTTGCATCCGCTGCTGATCGGCGCGTTCATTGGATTCAGCTTCATCGAACACAACCGGCAACGCATCAGCGCGTAACATTTGCCGCAGACCAGCTTCGGTGGTGTTGCCTGACACCGGCAGGCTTAGATCACCGAGCAACGGCGCGACGTAGCGCTCCAAGATGGCGGACTTACCGGAACCAGCGCCAGCGGTTAGCCAGATGTGTGGCCGCCATGGCAGCGCACCGCAGATCGGCGCAAGCGTCACCCAACCGGCGAGGAGTAGTCCTGACGCTGGCACCTCCCACCGGAACCGTTCGGCGATCTCCCAGATGAGCATGGCGGATTGCTCATCTAGTGGCTCAGCAGAACCTGGGCCAGTGAGCCGCGTGAGTCGTTGATAGAGATATGGGCTGCCGGTGATGCCTGCACTGACCGGGCGCAAGTCACCGGCTACGACAAGGCGATCACCGAGATGTAGCACGCTGCTGGATTGATCCCACCATGCCCCACGACCGCGGATGCGATTAGGTGAGTAGACACCAGCTTGCGACTGACGTTCAAATAAAGAGGATGCTGCTGCGGTCCAGTTGACGCCGGATTTGGATGGGTAAATCGCCTCCCAATATGGGAGCGGCGCTAAGGCGCAGAGGTTGGCGCCGGATGTGTGGCCTGACCGCGTGAGCCGCATGACCTGCCCGGTGCTGTGCGGTTGGTAGTAATAGGCGTCATTGTCAAAACCAAGGCAGGTGAAGTGCTCATTGGCTTCGGGCAGCGGATCCGGATCGGGTATGGGTTCAGGCTCAGGTTCTGGCTCTGATGGCGGCAGCGTGATCGAGCTGGAGCGATTGGCCTTGAGGTAAGCGCCGGCTTCGGATTGGCTCCAATCGGCATCAGCCAGATCCCAGCCGGACGGTGCATCATCTGGCGGCGTGACGATCCGCACCTGCAACGCACCGGCCTGGAGTAACTTCGGCGCGAGCTTGGCCATTGCTTGCCGGCCGGCATCATCAGCATCGGGCCATAGGGTGATGCGACGCCCGGCTAATGCGGACCAGTCGGCTTTGTTGATGGCATTGGAGCCATTGGGCCATGCGCAGCAAACAGCAGTGGGGAACAGCTGTGCAGCCGCATCGGCGGACTTCTCACCTTCGCAGACCAGCACCGGCGCATCAGGGCGATCGGTTAGATCAGCGAGGCGATACAACGGCCGCGGCGCTGGCCAGTCGCAGGTGAAGGAATCACGCCGGCTGGGGCGATGCCATGCACCATCAAGCCAGACGCGATGGATGAAGAGTTTTTTGCCGTTGGGTTTGTCGATGCGTTGAATCCAGAACAGCTGCTCACCGGAGGCGTTGCGGTAACACCACTGAGCGGTGGCGCCAGATAACGACGGCGGCGGCGCATCAGCTGGCGGCTGCTCTGGGATGCGATGCGGCTTTGCTGCTGCGGATGAGGATGACACGCCTAGATGCTGCTCTACTGCACGGACAGCGGTCTTGAAGTCCCAATTCTTGACACGCATGAGTAGATCCATGCCGGATCCACCACCACCTGACTGGCGCTTGCCACCGCACTGGTTGCAGTACCAGGAACCAGTACCATCCTTGTCGTCAAAGCGGTAACGATCGGTTCCGCCGCAAAGCGGACATGGCTGATGGGTATCGGTGAGCTGATCGGCTGATAGGCCACCGAGCTGCTGCAGCAGATCAGGCCACCTGCCGCGGGTGAGGTCTTGAATGCGCGTCATTTCGTAGCGGCCTGCTGTTCACGCATGACCTGCTCCAACAGCAACCTAATAGCTGAGCTGCGGGACATGGTGTTACCACGCCAGGCATCAAGCCAGTCCAGCTGCGCCTGAGATAAGCGTATGGGTGTCGGGTTCGCAAGCCGCATCGGCGCCGGTCGGTGCTTGCTCATTGTAGTCGCTACTGCTACGGTAGGCAAGCATTGCAACACGGCGGCAACGGTGCAGACCTTGCACATCGTTCATTCCGTTGCTACGCTTCAAAGCGTCCACACGAATCCATCCATCGTGAACGTCAACTTCCCCCGCCGTGAAAAGGCAGCCGCAAAGGTCGGCCCTCGGCTTGAGATCTCT